GTCGAGCTCAACCAGGATCTTCCACCATCTCCAACAGCAATTGCTGGACATGATGATCCGTGTGTGATTCTGGGGGGGAGATTTGGGCAGTGGTTTAAGGGAATTCAGAAGAAGGATCACGATCGCGCTGTTACCATAGCGTTCTCAATTCTGCAAGCGAAGGGAGGAATGGTACGTCCCGACGAAGTCATCATGCGAGAGAGTCTGCGAAAGACATTCAAGACATTGACGACCAAGCCGGGCCCAATCGAATCGACAGATCTGCCGGATAGGGAGATCTTAGATCGAGCGGGAGTATCATCAACCGCTAGCGAGGAGACAATAATAAGAGAACTGAAGCGAACCGTGAAGGAAATTGTGAGGAGTCAGACGTACAACACAGAAGCCGAGTCCATCGCGCCGCTCTTTCCGTCGACATCCGCCAACTACAACAACACACGAAGCAAGGCAGGAACCGTGGGAGAGATATTATCTCACCCCCGCTTGATGCAAGGCCTCAAAGATGCTGAAAAGTTGGTGGATGTCCATACGGAGGGAACGGGACGAAGTACCCGATTCGTGTACGACGATTCCAAACTAATCGAAAAAACTACAGAACTTCATCGCCGAATCAGGATGGAGGCTGTCAATGAACCGGCCACAGTAAAACTGGTCGGACTAGCCGAGGCGCTGAAAGTGCGTGTGATCTCTAAGGGACCACCGCTTACTTACGCGGCTCTGCAGCCCGTGCAGAAGTTCATGTGGAAATTGGTTCGACAGCATCCGTCGGGATGCGGACGCTTGGTGGGAGAGGAGATATCGGCAGAGTTTCTCTGTCGACAGATCGGAGTCCTGCGTGAAGAGGAAGCATTTGTGAGCGGAGACTATAAAGCCGCCACAGACAACCTTCTCTCTCTTGTATCCAACACGATCGCTTACGCGATCGCAGAGGAGACAAGCATGGATCTCACTACAGCTGAGCTGCTGGTGCGATCCCTCACGGAGAACCTGATCGAAGATCCGGACCATCCAGGCGTTGTTGATAAGATGAAGTTTCAGGAGAATGGTCAACTCATGGGAGCAATCACCAGCTTTCCCATTCTGTGTATCGCTAAAATTGCGATATGCAGATGGTCGAGAGAGGTCAGTTGTCGAAGACGG